GATTTTTTAGAAAATGCGGCAAAGTCTTTAACCATTTGGGATGTAACAGAAAGCCATGTTAATGAAAATGGAACAGTCGTCTATGACTCAGATTACTGGAAAGATAGAGTTGCTACCCAGCCAACCTTAGATAAAAATGATCCATCAATATCACCAGTAATTGCAGGATTATTTCAAAGATTAAAACCAATTATTGAAGATTTTTATAAAGTAGAAGTTAAACCAACTGGAACAACCATAGTTAAATGGCTTCCAGGGCAATTGCAAAATCCTCATGCAGATAAAGAACTACATGAAGGCCCAGATGCTGGACTTCCAAATGATTTTCCAAACTATGATCTTTCAAGTTTGTTTTATTTAAATGAAGATTATGAAGGTGGAGAGTTGTATTTTCCAAACCAAGGAGTTCAATTTAAACCAAAAAAGGGTGCTGCATATTTTTTCCCAGGAGATATGAACTATATCCACGGAGTAACAGAAATTAAAAGTGGCATTAGATACACTTGTCCATTTTTTTGGGAAATCACGAAACACACTGGAGAAAAACAACCATGAATTTAAATAATAAAAAAAGAATTACAAAAGACATTGTTGTTTATGAAAACTTTATTAGCAATGAAGAGTGTGCCAAAATGATTCAAGCATTAGATGCACAAGCAGAAAATGGAAAAATATCCTGGATGCCAATATCTTTTTATGAGTCCTATTCTTCTGTTTTGCCACAAGACAATGATCAAGAAATTATTGATGCTAATCTATCACCAACAATTTTTTCAGATATTGAAAAAAAAATGCCAGAAGCAATTGCTTCAGTTCATGATTTAGATCCAAGCATAATTTCTAAAATTGGATACCATACACAAAAATGGGAGCCTGGAGCATATGCAAGAATCCACTCTGATAACACAGATGAAAAGGGTAATTCTGGAGCATTTACAAGAAGTAGGTATGCTGGCTTTTTATACTTGAACGATAATTTTAAAGGTGGACTTTTAAGATTTCCAGATCAAAGCATAGAGATACAGCCAAAGGTTGGAATGCTTGCTGTATTTGACGGGGGATTTAACAATATGCATGAGGTATCCCTTATTACAAGTGGAGTAAGATACACAATTGGTTCTTTCTGGGATGACAGAGAAGAATCAGATTATCCACAAGAACTTAGAGACGCCTGGGCAGCAGAAATGAAAGAAACTAGAGCAAAACAGGAAATTGAAAGAGCCGAATGGCAAGATCTTATTAAAAAGGGATATAAAATTGACATAGATGGTAATAAATATAAAGTAGAGGAGTTAAATAAAGATGCCTAGTTTTTTAAAAAAAGAATTTATAGACAATAACTTTAGCGTTGTTGATATAACAGATGATATTTTATTAGTAGAAAACTTTATTTCTCAAGAAGAGTTAAAAGAAATTTTAAATATTATTAACACAACAGATGAGGAAGAGTGGCTTGTTGCATATAAAGAAAGTTTGGCTGAATTTTGTTTATTAAAGTTTGGCTCATCAGATGTTGAAAAAATGGTTGCTGAAGGAAAATATGAAGTAACTAAGGGCTGGGATGATAAAATTCTTAATATAAATCAATATCCTATAACTAAACTATTGCAACAAAGAATACAACAACTTGTAGACAAGGCAGATAGCACATTGCAGTTAGGTGGAATGAGTACTCTTCAAAGAATGCAAGAAGGGGTTGAATTAAAATCTCACGTAGATCAAGACACAGACCCATCTGTTAGATATGCCACAATATTATATATAAATGATGACTATACCAATGGAGAACTTTTTTTTGATAACTTTGATATTAAATTAAAACCAAAGCCAGGGTCTTTGCTTGTTTTTCCAGGAGATCCAAAACATAAACATGGAGTAAAGCATGTTGGCCCAGGACCAATAAGACAGGTTATTGTTGGTTTTGTGACAGTAAAAGATTTTTATGAAAACAACAAGTACTAAGGAGATATAAAGTGAACAAAGAAATACTTGAAGAAAAAGTCTATTATTACACAGATGTAATTGAAGACCCAAAAAAACTTGTTGAGGCAATTGAAAGCGACAATAAAGATCCTTGGGGCGAATGGATGGCATGCAGCGGACAGGCTTATGTTTATGGCACAGACAAGACTATTGCCTTATCAGCAGATGCAGATGAAAAAAATAAATATATCTACAACACTTTACAAAAAGCGTTTGATGATGTTGCAAGAGATTATGCAAAGGCACAAGGAATTACAGAAGAGCCAAAACTATTTCCACAATACCCAATAAAAAAATACCAATCAGGAACATACATGGGGGCACACTTTGATCAACAAGAAGGAGATGGCCGTCTTAAAGTTTCTTTTGTTATGTATTTAAACGATGACTACGAAGGTGGAGAACTATCTTTTACTATAGCGTCACCAGATGGAGTATTACAAAACGCTAGTCCAGAGCCAGATTTTGCAGAAGCAGAAAAAAACGGAAACTACACTTTTGCTATTAAACCAAAAGCAGGAAGCATTATTGTGTTTCCTCCTTCTCCACCATATCATCACACTGCACACTTAGTTAAAAGCGGTGAAAAGATTATGGTTCCTCAACACTGGATTCATTAACATTAAAACAGCAATAGTAACAGGAGCCAGCAAAGGAGTTGGCTATGCAACAGTAAAAATTTTATCTGAGAATGGATATAAGGTAATTGCTGTTTCAAGAGATTTATCCAAAGTGTCTAATTTAGTTTCTGACAATGTTGAAGTTTATTCTTTAGATATAACAAACTCTAATGAAATTAAAAATTTTTATGAAAAATATAAAGACATAACTCTTGACCTACTTGTTAATAAAGCAGGTGGAGGATCTGGACCTACACATATTATTAATGAAACAATGGATAATTTTAGACGGGCTTATGATATAAATGTATCTGGGCCAATGTATCTCTCACAACTCTTTGTTCCATCTATGAAAAAATCCCAATCCCCAACTATTGTGTTTATTACATCTTTTGGAGGAAAAATCCCTTACCGTGGCGGAGGTAATTATACTAATGCTAAGCGTGGGGAAAGAGGTCTTATAGATACTATGAGACTAGAATTTCCAGAGTATGGAATTAAGATAACTGAAATTTGTCCTGCTACAATTGATACTCAAAAACAAAAAAGAGAACATGCTCTATCTGCAGAAGATTTGGCTAATGCGATTTATTGGGTTGGATCTTTGCCCAAACATTTGAATATAAATCAAATAGAGATGTGCCATATCAATAGTAGTAAGTTCTAATTCAGCATATAACTTTTGTTTTATATAAGTGCCTAACTCTAAAGTAAACATTTACTTTATTGTTTGAGTGTAAATCTTTGTTTTAATGTTGTGATATACTAAGACTACTTTACAATTAGTAAAGCACTAATAATATTTTTTAATAGAAAGTTGGAAAAATTAATGTCGGATACCTTTTCTTTTCGTTTGTCAGATGAGTTTGTAAACAAATACTCCACAATCCCAGCACCATTTGGCTTTACAGACGCAGGCTCTAACTCATTGGGAGAAATTACGTTTATAAGAACATATTCCCGAATGAAAGAAGATGGAACAAAAGAAAGATGGCATGAAGTTTGTAAGCGGGTAATTGAAGGAATGTATTCAGTACAAAAAAACCATGCTAAAGATAATCGTTTACCTTGGAATGACAATAAAGCACAAAAATCTGCTCAAGAAGCCTTTCAAAGAATGTTTGAGTTAAAATGGACACCACCAGGACGTGGTCTTTGGGCATTTGGTACACCCATGACTATGGACAAGCGTAACTCAGCATCTCTTCAAAACTGTGCAATGGTATCTACTCGTGATATTGATCGTAATGATCCAGGGGCACTGTTTTCATGGGTAATGGATGCATTAATGCTTGGTATTGGTGTTGGCTTTGATACAGTAGGTCAAGACAAAGAAATTATTATTCATGCCCCAACAGAGCCAGAAAATGTATGGGAAATTCCAGATACCCGTGAAGGCTGGGTAGACTCTGTAAGAATGCTATTAAACTCATATTTGCGATCTAATCAGGCTATACAAAAGTTTAACTATGACCTTATCCGTCCTCTAGGTGCCCCGATAAAGGGCTTTGGAGGGGTTGCTAGCGGTCCAGCACCACTCAT